ATGTCATCTTCATGGAGTATGATTGGATTATCAATATCCGGGTTTACCCGGATGACAAATGCAAGACGGCCTTCCTGCCCACCTGTCCTTATACCCGTAGCAGTAACTACTGTTCCACCATCAGGGAAAACCATCTCTTCTTCATATATTTGATCCTCAAGTACTAGTTTATGATTGTACATTTTGTTCTCCTTCTTCTCAGTTTATTATTTAATTAAGTACTTCTGTTAAAGGTTAATATTACAGTTAATACTACGGTGTTTCTGCTTCACCAGCATCAGAAAGATTGTAAGAAGTGATTATTGGAATACCATTCCATGTATCAATCTGACGGTTGAACTCTTTATCCATGATACCCATGGTCAGCGCACCTGAAGTTGACTGTGGGTACGTAGCTGCACCTATAACACCACCGCTGATAGGACTGGCTTTAAATGGTGCAATCGCCAGGTTTCTGCACTTAGGATGACACATGATCAGTGTATCTGACGGAGAGCCATGTACTGCGGCAATCGCATCATCAATCATCAGTGCTGTCGGAAGAGAACCAGCTAAGATATTCACAAGAGCATACACAGTCTTAGTTGAGAGGTTCTGCCAACCGAACCGACCCTTTAACGCAACACCATAACCAAGTACAGTTCCCAGTGTCCCTTTACTTCTGAGGTGATACAGATTCCCGCCATTGATCAGCTCACGGTTGAGTAAGGCTCCTGCCTTAAACCCGGTAGGATCGAACAGCCCGGAGTTAACACCTTCCTCGAAACGTACTACCATGATGGAGTAGTGAGATCCACCTGTACCGCCAACATCTGTAAATGTACTGTCAGCAATAGCCTTCGCTTTCCAGTTATCATAGTACAGTACAACCTCGGTATCCATCCCAGCCTGTTTCAAGATCATAGGCTCCTTCTTTGCAAAATATGCAGCCGGACCTCCGAACTGATCAACGGTATCCTGTGCCTGCTCCATCTCGCCACCGAGTACGCTCAGGTCTGTTTTTACCAAATCAGAGCTTATATTAATACTAGGTAACGCAGCATCAGCATTTACAAACTGCGCGCCGGTGATATCGTTCATCTTCTCAGCCATATTCCATAGACCATGACTCGCAGTCTCCCAGCGTACTCTTTCAAGTATCGGAGTCTTCTCTGTAAGGTCATCGACCATTTTTGCTTGTTTCTTTGCGAACTTATTCGCGATTTCTTTTAAATTATATGTACTCACAATTCATCTCCTTATTATCATTTTCAGTTATTGTTCAGTTTAGTTTAGAGAGTTACTACCCCCGCTTTCCAGCCTTGGCATACTCCGCTTTATAGGCTTCTTCAGTAGTCATCTCACCTTCGGGAGCTCCACCCGGGCCACCTGCGCCCAAGTTGTCTTCCCCGATCATCTGTCCTATCTCATACAGAGCTTCGATAACAACCGGATCATTAATTGCACCTGACTGGCTAAAAGACTTCGATAATCTGCCACCCATCTTCCTGTCAAGCTGTGCGAGTGCTACAAAGCCTGTCGCTTTATTAGGTTCATAGCTATTCCCCCACTTGCCTTTAAGTGTTACCTCTCCAGCCGCAATCATTTCCTGCGTTGCCTGTCTCATCTCTTCCTGCTGATGCTCAATCAACTTCTGCGCCGCCTCTGGAGATATATTGTTTCCAATACTAAACTCCTTAAAACGATCAAGCGCTCCACCATCATCCAAAGTATTCAAGTCCACGCCTTCAGCGTTTTTACCAAGATCAATCTTGTAGTCCTCAATAGTAGGCTGAACTGTTGCTGCTGGTGCTGGTGCTACTCCTGCTGCCGGTACTGCTGGATCTCCCTCTGCCTTTTTAATCGCAGCCGCTGCTGCATCTGCTGCCTGTTGCACAAGGTTAGCATCACCCGCGTTAATTGACTGTCCATCGTTACTTGCTGCCGGGGCTGCTACGCCTGTAGGCTCTGCCGCTACACCTGCTGCTAAGTTATTATCATCTGCCATTTTGTTCTCCTTCTCTCTTTATTGTTATTATTCAGTTTTTAATTATAAGCGCCAGCTTTCGGCGCTGTCTCATCATTCTTTGGATATTATCGTGTACCTCCTCAGCTGCTACAGCTAACTCATCCAATAGATCATTACCAAAGTCTTTAAGCACTGTCTGCTTCGCAAGATAGGCATTCTTATCAGACCACGCAGGCTCAAAAGTGCCTAACATCTCAAGTATGTGACAAATGACCTCTACACCTGCGGTTGTCTTAGCCACTTGCTGAAGGTTTGCAAGATAGGCTTTTTGAATTTCCTTTTGTGTGTCAGCTGCATTTGGATCACTGCCACTATAATCTTTCATGCCTGCCTGATAATCATCATTACCCATTGTCCATTCCCTCCATCATTTGTCCAGCTACTGTGCCCTGAGTGCTCACACTACCAACTTTGGCTAGTTGCTCCGCCCCTTCTGCCTCCGCAGCAGCTCGACGTTCCGCAGCTTCCTGTTCTTCCATCTCAGCTAGCTTCTCTTCAAACGCCGCGTCATCAAGTACCAGTCTCGCCGGGGAACCAAGTCCATTAGATATTTCATCTACTGCCTGTGGTATATCAACTTTTATCAACGCTGTGGGCTTCATTCCAGCCTTAACCTGCATGTCAGCAAGCCCGGCTACATCAGCTAATAATGTTCTGGTTGTCTCAGCTCCAACCTGTCTTAGCGATTTAGCAATACTTGAAGTATATATAATCTCAAATGCTCCAGCTGCAATTAACGCCTGCGGCGGCGGTGGGAAAGCACCCATACGGTCAAGCATGTTATGCAAACGTGTTATCACTTTATCCAACACTCTAGGCTCATATATAGAAATGAAAGGCGCTACCTGCTGCAACTTCTTACGCTCATGCCCCATATATTCTGTAGCGGTCATCCCTGGAGGCCGCGTTTCCAGTGACATAGTTATAAACAGATCCGCTTTTGATACTGCTTCAATCCGTCCCATGATGTCTTTTATATCAACTAATGCTGCCTCGTATCCCTGAATCGGGACCTCATATATTGGTGTGACGCCTTTAAAATCTGTAGAACTCACTACATTTTCCTGCCCTGGACCAATATTTAGCCTGCCCTTCATAGCTGCTGGCTTCTTCATTGGTGGGTTTATCATCTTTTGAAGCGCTAAAGTTTTCTGACGCTCAGTCTCATTCAACTGATCATGATGATTAACCAGTAAATGCCCAGCGCCCATACCATACTCAGAAGCTCCAACATTTGCATACGGAGCGTAGAAATATGGACACTCAGGATACCCGCTCTCTCTCAGCACATCAGCTACTGTGTTGTTGCCATCATCGGTAAAATCTTCATACATAATAGATGAATATGCCATATTCAAGTTGTCAATTTTTGTATCGTCTCGTTTTTCCCTGGGAGTGACCACATGCACGACATCTATCAACTGATATGGCGCTGAAGTAAGCAGCTCTCTTGACTTCTTACTCATATTCTGCTCACCATATTTCTTTTTAATCTGTTTAGCTGTCCATTTGATACGCCTCGTTACTGTATCCAGATCACCCTCAGAGTCGTGCGCTACGCAATAAGTACCTACAGTGCAGTCTTCAAACCTGGCTATGGTTTTATTAGACCTATCACAAAAAAGTAGCAAACCCCCAAAACCAAGTAGCTCAATATTACAGGTGTGGATAGCCTGATAAAATCTGCCTGTGCGTAACACTGTATTGATAAGTCTTTCTCGAATACCAAGATGCTCTCTGACACCCGGCGCTTCCATAAGCTTGCCGTCTTCTGTGCGCAAACCGAACCAGGGCTGCCCTTCAGGTGTCATACCTGTAGTCAGTCCCCCGGCGGCGCGCTCAAGCGATAGGGTAGCTATAGGGTTTATGTTCTTCGCCCCCCGTTGTAGAATACTCCGCTTGTTGTCCCCTTCTGACGGCCAAAAACCACGCTGCGGAAGTAGCGCCTCAGAGATTTTCTTAAAGTCAACGTCTTCGTTTTCTTTACGTATACCCTCTAAATGCGAGACAAGTGCCTTGGCCTCTTTCAGTCTTGTAGAACCTGCCATATTTTTTAACTCCTGATTATTTTTTTACACCCAAAACGTTAGCCATTCCCGTTACACCATTTTGTACACCTAAAGGTGAGGTGATTATATTACCTCTGGTGCCTCTTTTCCTACGCAGTTTAAGTGACTCAGCATCACGTATATTCTTGCTAGTTGGACTGCGCTCTTCCTCAAATGTAGGTAAAGGTGTTGGTGTTGGTGCTCTTTGTTTTTTCTTGCCGCCTCCGCCCATGATCTGTTCTCCTTTTTTTTATTATATAGTTGGTGCTTTATAGCTTGATAACAGAGATGACGTTATCAATCCTGTTTCTCCATTTAAGTTCTGTCTTGCTACTTTCATACGACGCTGTGCATCTTTACTGGGCGTCTGATCTTTAGAATAGGTTAGCGTTGTGCTCCCGCGTGCCCTTTCTTCTCTGTGACGATCCTTACGCGCCTCTCTCGCAGCTTTATTGCCTGAGATGTCATCCCATAATAATATCCCAGGATGCCATTTTCTTGAAAAAATACCACTTCCACCCATTATTTTATCTCCCCTCGTTTATATTTACCCAGATCCAATGTTGATATGACCCCATCAATGAACCTACCTTTATGATATGCCATCTCACACGCTCCCTGTAGTTTGCCTATTCGTTCAAAACCTAACGCGTCCATATAGGGCCATACATTCCTGTAAGCTTTTGGCGTTAAGCCATAAATACTATCAATAGCATCAAGACTAGACAGCCAATGCATTGACTGTTTACCAATTTCAATTTTATCAGCCAATCCTTTATTACCCAGCATACAGAAATGAACCATCGCTGTTCTGCCCTGGCGTTCATTAAGCCACCAAAGCCCGACAATACCATCTTTCGGGTGCTCACACTGCACAAGCCAGCTTGGATTCTGGTCATCCATGATGAAACATACGAAACTCCACGGATTAGTAACACCTCCATCATAAAAAACAAACTTAGCGAGCCCTTCAGCTTCCATCCTCATGTATAAGTGTGCTATGTCTACAACATCTAGCTGAGTTACATATGTAAACTTATAGCGGGGTGCATCTTCCTTAAACGTTTTTGTACTTATAAAACTCACACATTTGCCCCTTGTCGTGAAGCTGCTAATGGATCTATATCATATCCTATGCTGGTGTTTGCCTGGCCTGCATTAGGGTACCCACCTCTTAACTCAACATATGCGTCATGATCCGGGAATACAAGCTCCATTTCTTCATCCAACATCCTTGATAGATTTTCAATCATATCATCGTGTGTGCCGACAGGAAATGGTAAGTACTCTTCATCAACAAACGCTTGAATGATATCTATGTATGCACCTTCATAGTCTCTTTTAGTCAGGTAGCCTGGCATATAAATTTTACCCTGTTCAAACCAAGGCACTAATCGCCTGATCTTATCATTCTTAGGTAGTGACCCACCGAGAGCTACTATATCAAAATGGAAGTTAACACGATCCATTTCTGTCTCAATATGCGCTATGTCTGCCTGCATGCCGTATTGCTCATAACCTACACGTATTGGATTATATACCCTAACGAACTCAATCAGTTTAGAACAACGATCTGTCAGGTTCAGCCTGTCGCGCAGCCCATCTATAACATACAAACGTTTATCCGGCGCCGCTCCAACCACCCACATATTCGTGTAATCATGCCCCCTGGTCTTCTCATTACGCTCACCTGCAGGGTCAACTATAATATACTTATTCATCTTATCATAAAACTCAGGCTTAGGCATCCAGGACCTGATCCATTCTTTTTTGAAACCTTGTGCCTGATCAGCTACCGGATCAAGTAATGTTTGACATGCAAATACATATGGTCCATGATCTCGCCGCTTCTGCAACAGCGCTTCCTCAGTCAGAAACACTGCTGCCCCATCTATTTTACCATCTACCCGGCCTGGATGTAGTCTGAGTTTCGCCGACTTAGCTTTAATAACAGACCGCCAGGCATCATTACTGTGGTAAAATGTACCTATAAATCTACGATTACCACCATGCGACCCAAGATAAAATGCTAACCGCATTTGATCATATGCTTTTGTAAGCTGTTCATGATTAGTGACGCTCTTCTCAGTCACCACATCATCAAATATTAAAGTATCAAAATGATTACCGGTAGGTAGACTGAAAAGGCCCCAAGCCTCAACAGTCTCTTCACGTCTTATTGATTTCCGCTTAACTCGTATACCCTTCTCCATGCCCCACTGCTTTGATTGATTCTCAGGATCTTCATACAGTACATCCGGGAATGCCTTTTTTAGCATAGTGTTAGCTTCAAACGTTTCTTTAATCTGCTTTAAAAAGTCCTGTGCCAATTCCCGCTTTACAGAGAAAATACCAAACGTCCGCTCTTGATCTATCAGGATGTCCTGGATCGTCTTGCCATATGTAATTATTGTACTCTTGTAAAATTCACGTGCCCAGACATCAAGGTATCCGTCAGGCTCATATTGAATATCTACACATCTGGCATACAGCCAGTCTGGATCTATCTCTGGTCTGTAATTCATATCCTTACGCCCAAGCATAACGGTCATAAGGAACCAGAGATCCTTCTTAGTCATCTCGTGCATAAACTCATACAACACATTATCCCCGGCACGGGTTACGTCCTGTAATGTATCTGCATAGAACTTATTGGCTTCCAGCCTGGTACTAAACATTTACTTCTTCTTTACTGGTTTCTTTACTGGTTTTTTTACCTTTGGTAGGTTCTTCCCGTAATGACTTGGCATTTTAAGCTCCCTCATTTATTATGTTAAACATTAGCCTATCTCCTTCATAACATCTTTATATATTTCAGCCATCTTCTCTTTAATATCCTTTGGAATCTCGCCCTTGATCGTAGTCTCTTGTTTAACTGCCGCATCAAGCCCCATCACTTCTCTGATACCTTTAGCGCCCATGTTCTGCGTCTTATGATCATGTATAAACTCTGTAACCTTATCAGTACCTTCCTCTTTGATCTCCAGCCCGGCTGCCATTGCCCGGCGATGCACATCAAGCACATTATAGTAGTCAGACTGCTTATGCTCTTTCCATTTCTCAATTAGACTACGATGCTCTGTGAACAGTTGAACGGCTGCCTCTTCAATGTCTGTATACCCTGCCACCGTGACAGCTTTTCTTGCGTCGGAGGTCCTGATAAACTCCAAGCAGAACTTAAGCTCCCGGTCTGCCAGGTACACTCCTTGTGTCTCCGCAAATACTTGAAATGGGTTAATATCATTAATATCCTTACTCATGGCACTTCCGTTACAAAATGCTTAAAACCCTCCCATAAAGCATACATCGTACCCAGCCCCACAACACCCACAATGACAAACGCGAGCTTCCGTATTACGCTATCGCTAAATCTACGCTGGTTTTGGATGAACCTGTGATTCTCTTGCATTTCATTGAATCCATCAGTTATGTCGCCGTGTCCGAGCATTTTAATCCCAGCCATATGACCGGTTATCTTATCTACATCATCATCTGATATGTTAAATCTACATACATGTGGATGTTCTTTTAAAGCATCTACTATGTCATTTACTAGCTCTTTACGCTCTTTCTTATCCATTTATGCTCTCTCCTGTGTTTTTAATAGCAAAAAACCCCTAGCTGCAGTCTGCACTACAGAAGGGGTTCTGATTTTGGGGATTAGTTGATCATATGACTACTCTCCTCATATACGTTTATACCTTAGACTATATTTTAACTTATACTAAGGTTATCGTATTTATGAGAAGTTTATTGAGCATCTTTGGTCACGGGTGACTTATGCTTATACTTATTTTTTAATCCTTTGCGCCCTGGAACAATTTAAAGTAGTCAAGATACTCACTGATCCAGTTTAATATGAAGCAAAATCTTCTCCATCGCAGCCGATAAAGTTTTATTGACAGTTTGGTATGAAAAGAACTCATTACCACAACTGCAACATTGATGCCGCCGGTCTTTTATGCCTTCCTTGTTTTCCAGGTACACCTTCTTAACTGTTGATTTAGCTTTACAGTTTGGGCACTTCATACTTATTTCACTCCTCTCATTTTATTTATGTTTAACAAGGATATCTATCGTCGTCAGACTCTATTTCCATGGCTAAGCTGATCTTGTTTACCAACCTTCGTAACAGCGCAAGCTGATCTTCACTAAAGACACCTTCATCATTTAACTCAGCCATGGCCTTAGCTATCATGTCCCTGGAAACTTCCTTCATATTATCCTCCCTTCTCTATGTAGTCATTCCTACGCCTGCACCAAGGACACGCCAACTCAATCTGCTTAGTGTACTCATTGAACTTATATCCTCGATACAACTCACTGCCTCTGCAATGCTGACACCCATCATTACGCATTATATTATCCTCCTTCTCTTTCTACTACTATAAAACAACCAATGCTCATGTGCATACTCAGCGATGCATATTGCATCCGACCTACCATCTTTAAATCCACCTCTGGGGCCCTGTAACTCGATATCAGGATACTTCTTCATCACATACTTAACTGAAGGCTT